CGTCCGCGGCGGAGAGGTAGCGGAAGGACCACCCGTCCGGGTAGGTGGCTGGCAGGTCGGCGGCGAGCGGGACCCGGGTCAGCGGGATGTTCGTGTTCCCGTGCAGGGCCTCGGCGAGGGCGCGGATCGCGTTCGCGCCTTCCGCGATCGGGTCGGTCGGGGCCGGGTAGGGCAACCCGTCCGAGGTCGACGCGCCGCGCGGTTCCGCGAGGTAGGCGGCGTGCAGCTGCTCCGCGAGAGCGGGGGCTGCCGGGTCGCCCGGCGGCAGGGCGGCGAGCTCGGCGAACAGTGCCAGGTAGGCGGGATCGGGGGCCGTCATGGGGTTTCCTTTCCGTTGTCGGGGTAACGAACCCCGGCCATGTCCTGCCACGTGATCGCCGGGTCGAACATCGCCCATGTCCACGTCGGGTCCATGTCGACCCAGGCGGCCGACTGCCCCTGCCCGGTCGCATGCGAGATCGTCAGTTCGAGGGTCCACGCGCCGTCCGTGTACGTGTAGGCGCCGCCCTCGAGGTAGACCGGCAGTACCGGCCCGGACGGCGACCAGGCCGGCAGGTCGACGAGGCGGATCGGCATCCCGATGCGGCGGGTGCCGTCCAGCAGGGCGAGCAGCATCCGCACCGTCTCGACGTCGACCAGGGTGAGGGAATCGTCGTCGTCGATCGTGATCCCGTCGGCCCGCCAGTCGGTGATGTTCGTGCGGCCCAGGATGTGCCCGGCGACGTCGATCGCGTCGGCCTGGGATTGCAGCAGCGTCGAGACGGCGATCCGGCGTTGCCCGTGCGCGGCCTCGAGGCCGGCGTCGATCACGGTCACGGTGCGTTCGGTGGGGTCCGGGTTGCCGTCATCATCGAGGGTCTGCTCGAGCCAGGTGACGGCGACCCGGGTGGACACGTCGGCGACGTCCTGCCGCCATTTCACGGGGTCGCGGAGCACGTCGCATGCGGAGACCTCGAGGGCGGCATCCGTCGCCGTGCCGGGCACGATGACGACGACCCCGTTCTCGAGCTCGAGGGTGAACATCGCCGCCCGTTCGGAGGTGTCTTCCATCCACAGGTAGGGACCGACCGTGGCATGCGAGGCCGACCAGAGGACCCCGTCGACGGATTGTGCGAGGTCGCGGAGCAGGCTCATCACGGGTTGCGCGTCCACGTCATCCCACGACATCCGGACCGGGGCGAGGGCCGGGTCGATCACGGATTCAGCGTCGAACCCGGACAGGTCGATGATGCGGGCGAAGCGGGCCGACAGGGCTTCCACGGGGAACGGTGCGTCGCCGACGTCGACGTTCTCGAGGTCTGCGGTGAAGTCCTGCGCGGTGACCGCGACCACCGGGGCATCCGCGGCCGTGTCGAACCCGGCCTCGAGGTCCGTGATCCGGCCGGAGAACACTTCCACGGTCGTGAGCGTCCCGGACCCGGGGCCGGTGACCACGACGTCGTCGACGTACACGGACCCGTAGTCGATCCACGCCCACCCGGCGGGCTGATCCGACCACGTGCCGGGCACGGCCGACCATGGCGGGGCCCCCGCGAACGATACGGCGACGCCGACGAACTGTCCGAACACCTGCGGGCTGTAGTCGAAGAGCACGGTCTGCCAGACGCCCGTCGCGGTGATGGTCTGCCCGGGGTCGATTGTGTATTCGGTGCCATCCGGGCGCGCCCACCGGACCGGTGCGACCGTGATCCGGGTTCCCGGGTAGGCGAGCACGGACGCGCCGACCTGCCAGATCACGCCCGGGTTCGTGGGCGTCAGCGCGTCCCATGCGTCCGGGTTCTCAGCGAACGCGGCCGGGGCGAACGCGGCCGTCCCGGTCCGCGCGTAATCGGTCGGCGTCACCCGGGCCGACTGCCCCGGGTCGGGTGTCGCCGTTTCTTCGATCGACGCCGACGCGCCCGGGGTGCCCGCCCATGAATAGCGCTTAAGCGGGTCGGCAGACACGGTGTCGCCGTCGAAAAACGTGACGTCGGGGTCATTGATCGTGAACAGGTGGTTCCCGAAGTCGATCCAGTCGTTCAACTCGAACCCCGCAGGCACCGACGACGGCACCCCGGTGATCGACTGGACGTATAGGTTCACTTTCACGGACCCCGGCGGGGCCGCCAGTAGCTCGAACTCGATCGGCGCTGACCATTCCCCAACCACGGGTTGCAGGTCATCGGACATGGTCCGGATGACGGAACCGGTGATGGAAACCCCCGCTTCGTCATAGAACGAATACCGGATGCGGATTTTCCGACTGTCGTTCGATCGATAGACGGAGGACACCCGGACCACGTCGCCTTCCTTGCATGGCAGGAACCCACTCGAACTGTTCGTCGTGTTCGTCGTGTAGTAGGAAATGGCGTCCGACCATGCGGTGTTCCCCACGGTCGTCATCGTCGCGCGAACGGAACGCGGGTCCGGGTATGACTTCGTTATGGCCCCGGTGGTCGTGCCGACCCGACCGGCGGTGCCGATCGCGTAGTTCCGTCGCGTTTCGGTCCAGACGGTCGGGCCGCCCCCGGAATGCGCGTGCCGCCCGGTGATCGCGGTGCGGGCGCGTGACGTCTTCGCGGCCGGGGTCGCGCCGACCGGGAGTGCCTCGAATGACGGGTCGGCGAACATCGGAACCGTGGGGTCGGCGTAGAACGTCCCGGACGCGAACACGTCGACCCTGAGCCCGGTGCGGAGGGTGTTCAGGAATGACGTTCCGCCGGGATCGTCGAGCACGTTGAACGTGCAGGTGTTCGGTTCGGGCTGATCCACGGTCGTGGATCGGCCCCATTGCACCTGCAGCCCGGAAAGGGCGGTCGGGTCGAGCGGGTTATCGCCGGGCCGGCCGTCGGCCATCCGCTGCCCGTCGAGGTAGACGTCGCAGGTGATCCCGGTGCTCATCGGGTCCGCCTGTTCAGGATGACGCCGCCGGTGCGCCGGTCGCGGCCGTCCAGCACGTCCCGAATCTTCCGGGCGATCGCGTCGGAGGAATCAAGTCCGCCGTAGACGTTGATCGTGATCCCGCTGCGGCTGCCGCCGGTCACGCCGGCGGCGGTCGGGGATGCGCCGAGGCCGCGCGAGGTCGGCAGCGGGGCGCCGGCGAGCATGACCGATGCGGACGCGCCGCCGGCGAACAGGTCGCCGATCGAGCCGAGCACGTCCGGGATCTTGATTCGGCCGATCCAGTCGATCACGTTCCGGACCGTGTCGACCACGGCGTCGAACGCGCCCTTCACGGCGTTGATCGGGACCATGATCGCGTTCAGCACATTCCGGACGGTGTCCTCGAGGGTCTGCCACACGGTGCGGCCCGCGTTCAGGATCGTGTCCCACACACCCGTGATGAACGATCCGACCGCGGCGACCGCGGCCCGGATCGAGGAGATCACTCCGGAGATGACGGACAGGATGCCGCGCCAGACGGTGGTCGCGGCGGCCCGGATGGTCTGCCAGATCGCGCCGATCACGCCGGCCGCGTTCCGGATGAACTGCACGATCCCGGTGATCACGGTCCGCACGATTCCGAGGATCCAGTTCCACACCGCGGCCGCGGCGGTCGCGATCGCGTTCCAGATGCCGACGTAGATCGAGAGCACGAACCGGGCGTAGGCGATGATGAAGTCGATCACGACCTGTACGACGGACAGGATCCAGTTCCATACCGCTTCGGCGGCGGTCGCGATCGCCTGCCAGATCCCCGCGATGAAGTCGCCGCCGGTCTGCACGGCGGTCACGATCCATTCCCATGCGGCCGTGACCGCGTCGACGATCCATTGCCACGCGGCGACGGCGAAGTCGCTGATCGCCTGCCAGATCGCGAAGATCGCGTTCCGGAAGCCTTCGTTCGTGGTCCAGAGGTAGATGATCAGGCCGATCACGACGACGACGGCGGCGATCAGCAGCCCGATCGGGTTCGCCGTGAGGGCGGCGTTCCACGCCCACTGCGCGGCGGTCGCGATCTTCGACGCGTTCGAGATGATCGTCTGGACCAGGGCCCACGCCTTCATCGCCGCGGACAGGGCGATGATGCCGACGGCGAGGCCGCCGATCACGCCGGCGAAGACCATGACCAGGGTCGAGTTCTGCGCGACCCACTTCGCCATGTCGGCGAGGGTCTTCGTCACAGAGGTGATCATCGGCAGCAGTGCGCTGCCGAGCTCGCTCGAGGCGTTCTCCATCTCCGCGGTCATCCGCTGCTGCTGCCCGGACGCGGAGTCCGCTTCACGCCCGAACTGGCCGATCGCGCCGCCGGCCTGCTCGGTGGCGAGTTCGAGGATGGCCTGTGTCTTCGCCGTCTTCAGGGCTTCACCGGTCAGGCCCGACATGCCGTCTTCGGCGAGCTTCGCGTTCACGGCCGTCTGGTTCAGGGACAGGCCGTACTTCTCGGCCGGGTCGGCTTCGCCGCGGAGCGCAGACGAGAGGGCTTCGACGGCGTCGGTCGTCGACCCGCCGAACGTGGCCGCAAGGTCCGCGCCGAGCCCGATCAGGTCCTTCGTGCCGGTCATGGCGTCCTCGGCGGCGAGGCCCATGTTGCCCAGCTGCGCGCCGATCGTTGACGCGAGCTCGGCATACTCCGACTCGGCGAGCCCGGTCGATTCGGCCGCGTTCGCCGCCCACCCCTTCACGACATCCGCGTTCGCCCCGAACACGGAGTCGAGGGCCCCGATCGCCTGCTCGGTGCGGGACGCGGAGTTCACCGCGGCGGTGCCGACCAGGGCGAGCGCCCCCGTCACGGCCGCGGCAGGCCCGACGAGCGAGTCGACTTTGCTCGAGAACTTGTCGAACCCGGACGCGGCTTCCGCGGCCCCCTTCTGGGCTTGCGATGCGTCGGTGAGGATCTTGACCGTGAGGGTCGTCGTCTTACTTGCCACGCTTGCCCCCTCGGGTCTTCATCTGTTCGGCCTGTTTCTGTAGGACGTCGATCGCGGTCGCGATGGTCTGGTCGTCTTCCTCACGCCATGCGGCGACCGGGATGTTCGTCGCGATCGCGAGTTCGACTAGTAGCCGGGATCGGCTACCGGTTCCGTAGGGGGGACGGCATCGGCCCCCGCTTCACCGATCTCGAGGTAGCCCTGCTCGAACGCCTCCCAGGTGCCGTCGATCACGCCGGTGCGGCGCAGCGCCGCCCAGGCTGCGATCGCGGTGAACCGGATCGGGGAGTCCTGCGGCTTGCCGAGCTTCTGCCGGAACAGGACCGCCTCCGCGGTCGTCAGGTCCCGGGTGATCGCCTGGACTTCGACTTCGGTCCAGTTCTCCGGATCGTCGACGTCGCCCAGCACGACCCGATATCGGGGGGAGGTCAATCTGACTGCACCCATTTAGTCGCCCCTCACTCTCGAGACCATCGCCTCGAGCTCGGTGAAATACCATTCCGCCCAGGTGGGCTCGGTCTCTGCGACCGCGGTCGTCGCGAACAGCGACGGCCGGATGTTGTGCGGGCCGCGCCGGCCGGCCCGGGGCCCGGTGCCCCAGTGCACGGCGTTCGCGTACGGCACGCCGGCGCCACCGAACCGGACCGTCGCGTTCGCCTTCGCCGATCCGGGCCGCCACGATGCGGCGAGCAGCCCGGACCGGCGGGGGGCACGGGCCGCGCCCTCAGCGCCCACGTAGGACGCGACCCGCTCGTGGATGGTCTTGAAGTCCTGCACGTCGACGCCGAGGCCGAGCAGCGTCGCCCGCAGGCGTGCCGCCCCCTTCACGTCGAATCCGGGACCCGCCATACGATCTCCCCCGCCCCTTTCCTTGGCCCTAGGCCGCGGCCGACTTGGTCTTCGCGGTCGACTCGACGGGTGCGGACTCTGCCGGGGCCGGGGCGGCCGCCGGGGCGGCGTTCACCTTCTGCCCCGCGCCGGTGCGGCCGTTGATGACCAGGGGCTTGAACCGGGCGGCGGGGTCGGCGATCGCGTCCGGGGGGAACGCGTACGTCGGTGCGCCGACGATGGAGAACTCGAGGTCGGAGGTCATGTCGTCGCCGAACTCATCGGCACCGAAGTCGAGGGGGTCGATCACCAGCGTGCCGGAGGCGGCCGTCACGCCCTCGGTCGAGGGGGTGAACGTGAACGGCGCTTCCGTTCCGGGGGCCGTCTGCGACAGGGCGAACAGGCCGTCCGGGACGTCGGAATCGACGTCGACGTTGCCCGTCAGCGAGTAGGTGTAGGTGATCTTCCCGGGCTTGACGGTGCCGCAGAGCTTCGTGGTCGAGTCGGACTCGTCCTTCGACGCGGTGATCCGCATCGAGTTCACGAAGCACGAGACGTCAATCTCAGTGCCGACTTCGCCGATCTGGAGTGTGCCGGGGCCGAACGTGGGCATGATGGTTTCCTTTCAGGCGGGGATGCGCTGGTTCCAGGTGAGGAGGTACACGGGGACGGTGCTGCCGTCCGGGAGGATGGCTTCATCGGGGCGGCCGTTCACGGCGGCGAAGCCGAGGGCCTGCTGGACGAGCTCGACCAGCTCGGAGAGTTGCTTCAGGGCTTGCGCCGTGCCGACGTCGCCGACCATGAGCAGCGCCGTCCACTCGGCGTCGGCGCCCTTCCCGAACCGCCAGCTGATCACCGGCGGGCGGACCTGCACGCACGGCGGGTTCGCGTCGCGCGCGTCGATCACGGCACGGATGCCGTCAGCGGTCAGCCGGTCGACGATGTCCTGGGTGGCGGCGGCGATATCCATGAGAGCCTCAGGCGATGACCGGGGGCGCCCACGCGCCGGTGTGGAGGGCACGTTCGATGTCGGTGTCGTACCGGGTCACGAACGACGTGTTCTCGCCGAACACTTCGATGCCGGCGGGGCTGTTGCGACGCCGGAATTCGCGGGCGGCGTACATCACGCCGCCCTGGTACGCCTCCGAGTCCGGCACGTACCCGGCCTCGGTGACGAACTCGGGCCGGCACCGCTGCACGTAGGGCTCGGCCATCGCGCAGATCCGGGTGAGGAGCTCGTCGTC